TGCAGAACGCCGGGATCCCCCATCGAAACCCCGAGAACGGCGTCGCCCATGATTGCGTCAACCATCCCGCCTTGCGTTCGGCCGACGAATACCAGAACGATGCCGGGTCTTTGCTCAATTTCATGAACGTTATTACGAGCGGTTCGCTGGCATGCTTGCGCAACGACCATTCAAGGACCGCTTGGCTTTCCAAGTCTTCGTTGTTCGCCGGACACCCGACAAAGATCCTGATCATAGCTGCCACCTCGCGAGCGCTTCGGGGATCGTCATCTTCGGATAATTTACCAGCGCCGAAATCGGCGAGCAATTGACGACGTCAATGCCGCGCTTGCGCAAGCCGTAGGCCGCACCGTCGAACGCTTTCTTCCAACGCACGACGTTGGATTGCGCCGGGTTGTTCATCGGCGACGGATAGCGGCCGAACCAATGTTCGCCGTGCTCAAGCGTGCAATCTACGCCGACAAGCAAGATGCCGGTCGCGCCGAATTGCAGCGCAAGGTTCATTGCCTGAAAGGCCGACGTCCCGCCGGCGCCGAGATAAGTCGGCCGATCGAACAGCAATTCATCGCCGGCGGGATTGTCGATCCAAATCCGTTGCAGCCCCTTGTAATACTGGCAAGCCGTGCCGTCGTGGCATAGCCGCAAGCCGGCGAAGTCCGGCAAGCCGCGATGGTGGTCCCACCATGCCTTATCGCAGCCGTAGAGAATTTCCGCCCACGGGCAAAGCTTGAAGCTTTCGTTGATGGCGATCACATGGATCCGATCGCGCAATGTCTCGACGCCGGCCTTCTTTGCGCTCGGTCCGGCGCCGACGATGGCGACGCATTCGCCGGTCCAATCCTGCCACCAAGACGGCCCGTTAGTTAGAGCGCCGATCGGTTGGCACGTTGCTGCGTTTGCCTGTTGCAAGGTTGCTCCGATGATCAGCGGCCAAAGGTCCGCGCCGCGATCGGGTTGTTCGTGGCGGCACCGGCGCGACAAACGGGGTATCGAACGGAACATGGAACGAGCCTTGCCATACCGGCGGCCGTGCCGCCGCTCGCGACAGCGCTTGCAACCATTTCTCGATCGTGACCGTGTTGACGATCGCCGGCATCGGGAATTCGGGGAAGTCGAAAGCGCCTTGCCGATAGCGCGGGATCGGAACGGCGCGACTCAACGGTCGCTGCCATTTCTCGATCGTTATGTGCTCGAAGATTTCGGTCAGCGTCCGAACATGGAATCCGGCGGCATAGCGCGGGATCCGCGCCGCGCGCGATAGCGCGACGTGCCACGTCGAGACTGTCCCGGTGTTGAATTGCCGCGTGTCGAACGGGACGGACGTCGAGCCCAAAGCGTAGTAGGGGATCCGCGCCGCGCGCGAAAGCTCGCGCAACCACTTATCGATGGTTACCGTGTTGGCGATGACTTGTGCGGTGTCGAACGGGACGATCGACGCGCCGAGCGGCGCCGAGCGTGGGATCGGCGCCGAGCGCGAAAGCCGCTGCAACCACTTGTCGATCGTTGCGGTGTTCGGTTGGAACGTGTCGAACGGAACGACGCTATAGCCGGCCTGGTAATAGGGAATCTTGGCCGCGCGCGAGAGCGCCTGTTGCCATTTATCGATCGTCTCGGTGTTGATGTAGATTTGAACGGTATCCATCGCGAAGAACGATGAACCGGGCGGGGCAATGCGCGGGATGCGAGCCGCGCGCGAGAGCGGCTGCAACCATCTATCGATCGTTTCGGTGTTGTCTTGCAGCGTGTCGAATGGGACTTCGGCGAAGCCCCACGGATCAAGGCGTTGGAACGGGACCGCACGGCCGAGCGGTTGCAACCACTTGTCGATCGTCTGCGTATTCGGCTGGAACGTATCGAACGGGACGAACGCGTTGCCCCATGGATTGAACCGCTGGAACGGCACGGCCTTGCCGAGCGGCTGCAACCATCTATCGATCGTGATCGTGTTGTCTTCGGCAACGAACGCCGGCGCCACATAGAACCCGACGGTGTCCGGCAGGATGCGCCGCGCGCTCGACAAGGCTTGAAGCCATTTATCGATCGTCTGAGTGTTCGTCTGAAACGTATCAAGCGGAACGAACGTCGAGCCCCACGGATAGGGTCGCTGGAACGGCACCGCGCGGCCGAGCGGCTGCAACCACTTGTCGATCGTCTGCGTGTTCGGTTGGAACGTGTCGAACGGGACTTCCGTGAAGCCCCACGGGTCGAGCCGTTGAAATGGCACGGCCTTGCCGAGCGGCTGCAACCACTTGTCGATCGTCTCGGTGTTGTCCTGCAACGTGTCGAACGGCACGACGGCGAAGCCCGGCCACACCGGCGGACGCTTTGCGGCCCGCGAAAGCTCGCGAAGCCATTTATCGATCGTTTCGGTGTTGTCTTGCAGCGTATCGAATGGGACGGCAGCTTGCCCCTGATTGACCGGCGGACGCGGCGCCGCGCGCGAAAGCCATGGTGACCAATTCACGCCTGCGGCTTCGACAAATTGCGGCGTGTTGAACGGTACTCGGTGCTCGCCTTGCCGGTAGCGCGGGATCGGAACGGCCTTGCCGAGCGGTTGAAGCCATTTGTCGATCCGCTCGGTGTTCGGCTGGAACGTGTCGAGCGGAACGAACGCATGGCCCGGCCGTTGCGTGCGCGGGATCGGTGCCGCTACGCCGAGCGGGGCGTACCACGTGAATGTCGGCGCTTCCGGAACAAGCGGGTATGCGGTTGTCGGCGGCGTGAAGTTTGCCGTCCATCGCGCGAGCCCGATATCAATGTGGAATTCGTCGATCCATCCGTTGAAACTGTTTGTACCGTCAGATCCTAGAATCGGACCAACGCTCGTAAATGCGTTAGTAGTCCAATTAACCGCGCTCGAATCAAATGTCGAACCTACTTGCGTTCCATCGACAAACATCCGCACGTTTCGCGAACTATCACAAGTCAGCGCAACGTGATACCAAGTTGCCGTCGAAAGCGTTGAACCTGTTATCCGATCCGAACCATTCTGGAATAAGCGAATTTGCCCGCCCGCTGCCAAATACCATTGAAAGCTCTCCGGTAGTGTACCGTGAGCATAGAAGTTCCCTTGCGCAGCCGTCGAATTCGGGCGAATCCTCATGTCAATTGTAAACAGCACCTCCGTGCCGAAATTGAACATCGGATTGCGTGTGTAGTTATTGGCAGGAGTCGAGCCAGATCCAGGGTCTAGCCAATCGCCGGTCCCGTCCAACAAAAGGGAAGCTGTGCCAAAGACTGATTGCGCAGTGTCTAGTTGCGCATTCCCACGGGGTGAGAAGTTCTGAAACGTAGCATCGTGATCACCTTCGACTGTGAAAGTGGTTGAGCCGTCAGTGCCATCGAAGTGTGCATAATGTTGCCAAGGATCATCGTCCTTGAACGTTACCGTTTCATTCAAGGTGATGTAGCTATCGCCGTCCGCTGCCGCCGTCGGCCCATCGAAAGAAGCCGAGCAAGTGAAGCCGCTGGCCATGGTTCCGCCAGCCGCAGTAGTGAACATCCGAACTATGAGCCGATCATCTTCCGCAAACGACATACTTGTCGGCGTGAACGTCCAGTTCATCGCCGCACGTGAAGTGCCAAACTCGACGCCGTCATCCCACGGCGATCCCGTCAACTCGGTTTCGCTTCCCGCCGCTGTCCTCTTGTAGAGCCGCACGCGAGCGCCGCAATTGGCGCTCATGCTGTTTTCAGACGCCCACACATTCATTTCGACTAGACCGGAAAGCGTCCAGCCGCCAACCGGTGAACGTCCGCTAATCCATTCAATAGCCTCGTTAGCAAGACCTGACGGCATCCATTGCAGATTAGTTCCGCTTGCCGTCGTCTGAGTTATAGGGGAAGGCGCTTGAGCGGCGGCACCGCGAGTAAGACGGAGATCGCGGAAGTTTCCGATCCCGCTAGTCCCCCGATTCCGAAGATAAAGCTTCGTCGCCATCAGTAATCCCAACCATCACGGTTCCAGCGCGCTCGATACCAAACGCCGAGCCGCCGAAACCTATAGCCTTGAATGACGAACCAAGCCCGTTTCCACAACGGGCTTTCGATTGTGTCGATCCACTTTTCGACGCGCCGAACGCGCGCGGCTAGCGCGACGTAATTGATCCGATCGGGAGAGGCTGAGGATCCGGGATCGCTTCCAAGTGTGCCGCCCATATCATCGCCCCTATTTCTTTTTCCTCCGGGCTTCGCCTACGGGCTTCGTTCTCAAAATCGCGCGCCGGAAAATCCCGCAATGCAGAAAGCAATTCTTTCGCGCGGCCCAAAAAATTAACGAATTCGGCTTCGGTCATGTCGGCCGCCGAACGTCCTGAACGATCCGCTTTTCGACGTTGTCGAGCACGCCGCTGATCGTTTGATTCACCGCCGGGATGTCAACCGGGTTGCCTTCGGGGTAGCTCGCCCAAAAACCCTTTACCATGCGATCCTGCCCCATTTCGTTGAAGTCGTGAGCGATCACATGGACCGTTATTTGAATCAGCGTGTCACCGCCGCCCGCGTTGGCGGTGATGAACGTGTAGGGATGTTCGAACGCGGCGCCCCGTTGATTCGTCTTGGCCGCGATGTGCGTCAACTGTGAAGGCGTTAATTGCGTCATGTCGTTTCCCTCAATGCTCGACGGAGCGCGGCGGCCCGTTCCATGCGCTCAAGTTTCTTTTCGAACGGGTCGCATCCCTTGCCGACACATTGCTCGCATATCAACCGATCGCACATGCCGCAACGCGTGAACCGGCGCTCGAATGGTTTCACGTGGACGACTTTGTTGCAGTGATGACAAGTGAACGTGTCGGCTTCTTTGACCGGCCCGAACGGTCCGGTCAGCGTCGCGTAGCCGGTCAAGCCGCGCATGGTCATGACCAGGACTCCAACTCGCCGAGCAATTGCCCGGCATCCTTAAGCCATGGCGAATGGCGAGCGCATTGCGTGCAAGCAATGCGGATGTCATCGCGATTGCCGTCGTGAACTTCGACAAGCGCATAGTAGTTGCGCAAGCTCGCGCCGGTTTCCGTGTTGCGGTACGGCCCATGAGGATAGAGCGGCGGATCGTCGATCCGGTCGACGTAGTAGTCGCCCGGTCCCATCTTGCCGCGCGTTTGGACCGCGACGGCAGCGCCGCACGCTTTGCACGCTCCGAGCCGCATCGCCTACTCGCGGAATTTCAATTCCGCCATCGCCGTACTGGCATAGTTCGTCGACTGTGCCCGCACCGCGTAGCCGTTTTCGTCGGTCGCCGGAACAACGATTTCGCCCGGTCCGCCCGGATTGACGACCCACCGATAAGAAGCACGCTGGTTCGCCGCCAAGCCCCATCGCGAGCTAGACGCCGTGACCGTCGGCTCGGCGGTCGCGTTGGCATCGGCCGTGAGGCGGCCGGCAACGTCAGCCGAGTCGAGCGCGACCGGGATCATACCGGTGCCGCTGTAAGTACCAGCAGCGGTGACCGCCGACATGTCCCAGATGATCGCGCAATCCGTCGCGTTTGGAACGCCGTCGGCGCCGACGCTGATCTCGAAGATGTAGCCGCGCGCCAAGCCGAGCGTCGTCGTTTCCGCCGTCAGTACAAGCAACGATTTGAACGAAGTCGACAGCGCTTGCCGCGTCCCGGAAGACGCGAAAGCCGGACCATTGTTCACAGTGTAGAGCGCCATTGTAGAACCTCCTTGCTACGCGATGCCGAGATAGACCCGCCGGCGGCGTAGCAATTGCTCGGCGGACCAAGACAAAGGGTTGTTGATCGCTCCCGTGATCGACGTCTCGCGATTAGCGTAAAGCTCGCCGGTCAGCAACAGGATCGCGTTTTGGATATCGGCCGGGACGGTGCCCGTCGCCGGCGACATGGTCGTGTCGACATAGCCGGCGCGGTAGCGAATGCGAACCGCGTTGATGCCGTCGAACGTTGCCGGCCACGATCCATCGGGTAGCACCCATCCCGGTTCGCTCTCGGCGTCGACGGTGTACTCGATAGGCGCCAACGTTTGCTCAACGCCGGCGCCGTCATCGTATTTGACCGATAGAACCTCGATCAGCGGCGGCAACGGCAACATGATTTCGTTGGCCGGGAATTTGTCGATGGTCAATTCCCACGTCTGATCGATCAGCGCCCGGCCCAAGAAACCGCGATCCCCGTCGACCCAATCAACGGCCGCTTCGAGATATTTCTCGATCATCGAATCTTCGTAAGTGTGATCGACGCGAAGATGCAACTTCGCTTCGGCCAGCGACACCGGCGTAATCGCCGGCGCGGATATGCGCTGCAATGCCGCTACCATTTCCGCCCGCCCGCCCCGATTTGAGTCAGGTCAGCGCCGCGCGGCCCGGTGTCGCCTTTCTCGCCTTTCTCGCCGTCCTTCCCATTCTTGCCGGGCAATCCGGCCTTGACGATCATCTGCCAATCATCCGAGCCATGCGGCCGAGCTTTCGTCTTCGTCTTCGCGGTATAGAGCGAACCGCCATAGGTGACATGATCGGCGC